ATTTTCTGTGATAATTCGATAGTTAGAGAATTTTGTTTTTCTCAGTTTGTTAAAAATTTAATCGTAATAAATAATTTAAAATTAAGTTACAAGTCAAATAAAACATTGGGCATCCAAATTGGTGCTGTGACTGTAGGTGTCATTTCCTATGAGGGTAAGTTGCTTTTTCTTTTGCATGGACAGGCAGAGGATACTGAAATTGAAGGAGATGCAGAAGAATGTGCTAGAATACAGAATGCACTCAAACAAAATCGTGAGGCTGTTTCCTGTTTGTATGATAATACATTGCATGAATATCGACGTTCGGTTATGGAACATCTTCCAGAGCCCATTGCTGCTTTGATTGAGATAATTGAATTGATTTTACCTTTTATTGGTATCTTTGGATTTTCCTGGTTAACAATACGTGAGAAAATTCATGTTCGTTCAGTTTTGAAGGCAGCAGAAGAACAGGTAGTGATTGAAGATGAAATTAGAAATGCTACCTCAACTGTAGTTACGCGACCTACTAATACAGTTAATTATGTACGTAATGCAACATCAACAGTACAGACAAGACCCAAAACAATTACCACATACACTCGCAATGCAGTGTCAGAGGTTAAAACTAGACCTACACAAAAATCTAGCTATACACGAAATGCTTTGCCTGTGACCACGACAACAACAACAAGTTTGAGAGACACCGTTTCATATGGCGACGTTCCATCTTCTGTTATGCGACGTGCAGATTATGTGCAATCACAACATCCATTGGAAGAATTTGAAGATGATAAAGAAGTGATTAGAGAATGTACTAATTTGATACAGACAGAGGGTGAACCAATACCACGGGTTTGGCAGAAGCTTGGTCAACGAATACCTATTGACGACAAACAGGAAGAATCAAATCTGGATAATGCAGCGATAGACCTTCGCAGAGTTTTGGCAAGGAATATGTGTATAGTGCGAAAGAATGGTACTTTCAAGAATTATGGAATAGGCATTTGTCAAAATTATGTCGTTACAACATCCCATACAGTTCAAAATGATGGAGAAGGATACACATTGATGTTCTATCGGGAACCAACAAAAGAATATCATATTAAGGTTGTAAAGAGATACAACAATGATGATACTGTTTACTTGCAGGTAATAGGATGTCCGCATGTACATGATTTGCGGCGTCATATGATGGACAGTCGAAAGTATACTGATCCAACTGGTCAAACAGGATGTGTGATCGTTCCTGATCGTGTCATTCGTGCTGATTGTAATTTTTTTCTAATGTTACCAGTTATTATCGAAGAGGTAACCTGTCTGAAACCACCAAATTCGCATGAACATGGAATAATGTATCAGGGATATATTAAGAGTTTAATGTTGCGAGCAATTTGTGAAACAGGGCCAGGAGATTGTGGAACACCAATTGTTATCCATAATTCAAATTTCATCCATAAGTTTGTTGGCATTCATAAAGCTCACTCAGTATCAACAAGGAGTGGTATAGCAGCAAGTGTTTTTTCAGATGATTTGCAAGACATCGCAATTGATTTTGTTCGTGAGTGTATTTTTGAATATCAGCGATTAAATATTTTCACAGAACCAATACCACTGAAAAATTGTAAAGAGATTGCTGGTTATTTGGATGGATCATTACATCAGAATGATAAAACTTCGATGTGTCGAAGTCCACTTGAAACAACACAGTTTGGAGATGAATATTTACCAACAATTTTGTCTCATAAAGATCCACGTTTACCAGAGGGTACTTTGTATGAACCACTTCTTGGAAAATTCAAATGGTTGAATTACGGTGTGCCATATAGTGTTGAGAAGATTCCAGACGATCGTTTTTCCACTATGACCAAGAGAACAACAATGCTTGAGAAATGCGCTGAGGAATATTTTGCGTACTGTTTAAAGATAATATCTCGTAAGAAAACTCCCTTATCAAAATTAACTGTCACAGAGGCCATTAACCGAAAGAGTGTTTACACTTATATGAATACAATGAACCGAAAAACAAGTCCAGGTTGGCCCTTTTCAGCAATGGTAACTCGAGGTAAACAAGAGTTTCTTGAATTTGATGAGGAGAACGCTGTTTGGCGTTTAGCAAAGAACGAAAAAGGAAAAGCTATGTTGAAGGCAATAAATGTAGTCAACAACACATTGCGAAAAGGAAATCGTGTAGCATTTGTGTTTGTTGAAACACTCAAAGATGAAGTTCGCAAAAAGAAAAGAGTTGTGGAAGAACCAAAGACAAGAACATTTGCAGGTTGTTCAATGGAGGTCACTATTCTTGGGAGGCAGTATTTTGCTGCTCTGCTTGCATTGATAACATCATGCAATATTGATTTGCATCATTCACTTGGTGTTGATCCACTTTCAGCTGAGTGGGATCTACTTTGTCGTGATGTAATAAGAATGAACACGGCTTTTGCAAATGGCGATCACAAAGATTATGACGCACATCATCCACGTATTCTAAAAGAGTGTTATAATCGTTTTCTTGTTAATTGTTATGAGGTTCTTGATCCAAAATGTACATCAGAGGATTCAATGGCACGAACTCGATATCTCGAAAGTGTTGATAATGGTTTGGTTGTCGATCATTGTTTAGTTTATCGTTTTAAAGATGGTGTGTTTAGCGGAAGAATCGATACAACAATGATTAATACAATGTTGAATAACATCTACATGTATTATGCGTATAACGCACGTCAGAGTGAACTTGGAAATGTACATAAAATGAATATTTATTCATACTTTCGGGAGGTTGGAGTGAATTGTACAGGTGACGATAATTTATGTTCTTATTCAGATCCAGAACATTTTAATTTCGAGAATACATCTGATATTCTATTTCGTCACTTAGGAATAACAGTGACCGATGCCGCAGCAAAGGATAGCGGTGAAATTCAACCATATAGATCATTGAGAGAGGTTGATTATTTACAGCGTGAAATCATTTTCTTTGGATCTCGTTTTATTGGACGTTTAAAGGAGGGTAGCATGGATAAAATGATCAATTGGTGTCAAGGTCCGCGACATTTTCCATGGGAGATTCGTTATAACACCGACATGTCGCAAGCGTATGATGTAGCACAGGTCTTTTTGGAAAGTTGTATACTTTACGGACGTTTTACGTATGAACGAATGCGAGCTCATTGTATTCATGTGTTTGATGAGTTTTCTCTTCGTAGAGACTTCAGAACATTTGAAGAAGGTTGTTACCATCTGGGATTGACATTGCCCGAAGAAATTGTTCGACAATGCGATAGTATAACAAGAATGTCTGTCCCAAATCAAGGAAATGAGCTCGCGCCAGAAGGTCTCGCCCAAGACACCGGCGCAGCCGCGTCCGTACAGTCATCATTCGAAGTCAAAAACACAAATGCACCAGCCAAAGCCGCAGAAGCAGTTCAAGCAGTTCCAGGAATGCTTGACTTTATGTATCAAAAATGGCAGCCGACAAACATCACATCATGGAACACGTCACAAGAACCAGGTGCAATGTTGTATCGTACTCCAATACACCCAAACATCACACCGTGGGGTAAACAACTAATGCCTATTTTCAACACATGGGCTGGATCAATGGATTTCCGTTTGAAAGTTGTTGGTACATTTTTGCATGCTGGAGTGATAGGTGTTGTGATATTGCCACCAAATGTATCACCGACTGGACTTTCAATAAATGATTACCTTTTGTATCCTTATTGGCTTTTGGATGCAAGATCAATGGAATTTGTTGCAACAACAACAACAGATCAGAAACCAGTAGCATATCATTACAATGAACAACAATTGCATGATCCCGTTGGAAAGTTTGATGCAGATTTTTATTTTAATTCCTTGGCAATTGGTGGAACATTTCTCGTGTTTGTGTATGCGCGTCTGAATGCAGCAGTAGGAGCGCCACAACAAATTGACGTACTAATACAAACAAAGTACTCACAAGACTTTATGTTCTTACAACCACGATCAGTCATCGACGTGGAAAGAATACCAATGACGATAGAGTTACCATCAGAAGTTACTGACTTGAGTAGAGCAAAGGCAAATCAAGGTTATGAACCATTACCGTATATGGTTGTTCGAGCGAGTAGTGAAAGTGTTTGGCCAGTTGCAGCTACCATCTTTGTCACCGATTGGTCTGGCAAATACATTGCACCCTATGATTCACAGAGTACACTTTCAATTGCCTATGGAGACGGAACCAAGAGCGTTCGTAGTCTTTATTTTCCCTGTAATCCAATGACAACAGGTGTTCAGAACATCTATTACGGAACACTGAAAGAGGGAAATCCATACAATTGTTTTTGTTTTCGTGAAGTCCTGGCAACAGAATGGACTTTGGGAGATGGTGCAACAGTTCCATTGGTGATGGCAAAGCCAGACGTCGAAATTAAGTCCTTTAACATTCAGGCTTATGGACCAGTTATTATCGAGAATAACGACACGTCCAATCCGAAAACAGCGTTTTTGAAATATGACGGAACAAAACACAAAGAAATCGAACTTTCTGTCCCTGAATCAATCGTGGGATTCGCTGGTGCTACTCAAAAAGAGTTTGCTAGTTTTTACTATTCGACAACATCACAATTTCGAGATTATTGTGCAAATGGTCATATGGAAAATCAACCGACAACAAGATGTATTTTGTTTGAAGTGTATGACAAAAGTATAAATTTGCCAATATTGTTCGTTAAATGGTGGCCAAATGGTTTGTTTACCACAGTAGCAAGTAAAACAACGGTATATGTGTCTATCAAGAATTGTGAATTGAAATTTGTACAGTTTATACTGCCAACTACACCTATTCCAATAAAATCAGAAACATCTATTGGAAGAGCAGTACAGGCTATCACAATGTATGATATGGATAGTATTGGTCATCAACAAAAGAGAATGGGATACAGTTTAGATGGTGTTAAATATGTACATGAAAAAAAAATGTCTAGAGCACATGATCCAGAAAAAGCAGCAGAGTATTTTGCAGAACAACAAGAGCAAGAACTCTTAGATGAGGATGCACTAAGTAATGCTTTGGCACAATCTGCCTCGACTAGTGATAGAATTCTCAAATCTGCTTTTGTCCCAAGTACATTAAGACGTTTCTAGAATGGCTATGTTAGCAGCAGCAATAGGTGGATCACTATTGGAAAGTGGTATAAGTGCGGCGACAAATGTATTCGACGTAAATTCTCAAGTTAATAATGCACAAAGCTTGCAAACTAATTGGATAAATTATTTAAATTCTAATCGTGATTTTGCAGTATCACAATATCAAAATTCTGGTTTGCCTGGTTATTTAGCTCTTGGCAATTCAGGCGCAGCAAATGCACCTGCCTCTATGTATGAAGCACAACAAGTTGGTGCTCGTGTTTCAATGCCACAATTTCCTGGAACACTTCTTCCATATATTTCAATGGCTCAACAACAGTCAGGTATGAATTCACTTGGAGGAGGAAATGAGGCCGGCGTTTCTGTTGCCACTCAAACAATGAATGCATCCCGTTCATTTGCAACACAAACTAATACAGGAGTACCTGGTGCTTATATTGGCTTTCAAAGTGCCGGAACTATATTTGGAAATTCAAATACTCAAACTCCGTATGATTATGGAACAGCAAGCACTAGTGTTGCGACTCAAGCTAGTGATGAGGCTGTTGCCAATATGTTTGATTAACTTAAATTTTAATTAATTAATCACGGGTTGTATAGAATTGTAATTGCATACCCGTGCAAAAACAACTTTTAAAATGACGTCGTCTTATTCCACTACCCAATTTATGGTCCATGAATTTTACTTTGCTTTATTCGATAGTCCTGCTTTTAAGGACAATGTTTTAAAATTTCCGAAAACGTCAGTTTTGGCGATCATACAATTGGCTCAATTAAAAGGTTTTGTAACTCTTGATGATCTTGTGATCTTTGGATATAAACGACATTCCGCATTAAGCCTTATGACACTTTTAACAGCATTAGGTTTTAAGCAAAGCGGAATTGGTTGGAGTTTCACTTTTTCGTCCGACTATTCATATGATCAGTTCATTGATTGTTGCATTCTCTTAAATAAAGATACTACTTATTGGCTTAATGAATCTATTGAAGACATTGCACTCGAATTGAGAGCTTTTGGATTTAAATCAAATTTTTCTAAACAAGGTATCACAAATTTTAAGAAATTCATAACTAATAAGCAAAAGTTTATTCATTTTCTTGCGTATCCCCATATCTTAACATATCCAGAAATGCGTGATGATTATCATCAGACTCGTACCGCTGATGAGACTCCAGTTCCTACCTTAACTAGAGGAGTAGTTTACGAAGACTTGCTCGATGCCGCTGTTTTCAACACCATGGAAAGAGTGTCAGAAGAAATTGACATTGAAGCAGCTATTGAAGCAGAAGGGCATCCTATGTCGCGCGACGAATATCGACATTATGCAATGAGACGTAAAATTGAAAGTAGAACCGTACATCTACCAATTTTGGTTTATAAGGGAACCTTGCCTGTTCCTCTTAGAATTGTTAACACTGAGGTTATTCCAGCTTTTAGTCTCGATAAGTGTCATCGTTATATCGAGAAATTAGGATCAGAAACAATCACTATTGATCCACTCAGTGAAAGCCTAGTTGGTTCTTGTTATGTCGTGGCTGATTTCATCTATGCCAATTGGTTCAGTCAACAGGAAGTGAGTGAACTCCCCGGTGCTTTTATGACAGATTTTACACGTAAATTCGGCCGAACATTCGAATTTGATCTTGAGGAGGTTGCCTCAATCATCTCAAAAATCGACACTTTTATTAAATTTTTACCAGAACCTCATAAGTTTCATAATTATGAGCAGGCACTTTTAAGATCGATGTGCCTTTATCATCCGTTCATTGTACAACATGAAACACACGATGATGATGAGTTTTCCCTGCTGGCGTTTGCGTCTGGTTTAGTATCTGAAGAGTGGAGTACAGGTTCTTTAGCCTACACTTTCATCATCCACTCGTTTATGACTGATAATTACGTTTCCTTCAACTCAAAAGGTGCCTTTCCATTGGTTACCTCCGAATTGATTTTTCGATCAGGTTGTCGTAATCGTAGTCATACAAATTGTTTGTGTTTGCGTCGTTTTTGGAGAGCGCAGCAGGAATCATCGTTGCCAAAAATTTCATTAGATGAGTGACGCCATCGCATCATAATCGGATTAAATTCCGAGTGATTTGAGTCAATTTGTACATATATATTTCTAAGTCTTTTTATTTCTTACATGTAAGTTTTTGTTTTGTCTTAGTTTTAGGAATTTTCTTTTATATAATGTAAAGAGATTATCTTGTTTAACATTGTTATACGGAAGAGATTGGCTTTTTGCTTAATTGCATGAAGTTTCAAATACAAATTTCAATGTTTTCTTTTTATACCTCTTTACTTCTTGCCAAACTTGGGACTTTTGGTGAGTTTTAAAAGTTAGTTCAAAATTTCCTGATCTTTACGAAAGGTTTGATCAGTGATCTTATTTAGCGAGTCACGCCGCTTAGTCATAATCCCATTCAATTGGGAGTGAATTGAGTGCCTTTCATTATTTAATCGCATATAACCTATTCTTTAAAATATCTTCGTATCCTGCGTAGGCCACGAGAAAAGAAACTACTAATGTTCTGCGATTGGAAGTAAGCCATGATACCTTGGACTCATTCTGAGTAGAAATCCTTGGGGTAGTGGTAGATCTCCATGACTGCGTAGCGGGTTAATTTGTAAATATTAAATTCCACACTGGAACCTAGAATTTGTAATTCGATTGTGTTTTTTTTTTTAAAAGCTAAATTCTAAATTTTTCTTTTTGTTTTGTTTGTTTCTTTACATTGGCAAAATTCGTATATTTAGGTTTCAGGTTAATCGTAACTGTGGTGTGTTTTAAAATTGATAATGCCACTTTTACTTGAAAAGTTACTCCCTTTATAATTGGGGGTTTTCTTTTAATCAAATATCG